GGCAAATGAATTAACGAAAATAGTTAGAAAGGATTTATGTCCGCATTTTCCAATGTATTATGGTAATGTTATATGTTATCATTATATTATTAAAGATGATTATGATAGTTTTAAGAAATCAAAATCAGATGATATATTAGAATCACAATTATCATATAAATATCCAAAGGTAATAAATGAAAATAAATCAGATAAATTTATAACAGTATTTAATGAATTAGCAAATGGAGATTTAAAATATTTTTTTTCAATATTTGGAAATGATACTAAATTATTATTAAATGCTTTCGCACAACAAATATTATCAATAATGTTTTATAATTATTATACAAATGAAGTTCATAATAATATATATTATAGAACATTTTTATATCATAAAGTAAATAAAGGTGGATATTTTCATTATAATATATTTGGTGTAGATTATTATTTGGAAAATTTAGGATATTTATGGGTATTATGGGATTTTGAATATTCAGTAAATATATTAACAGCGATACATAATTATAATGCTAATAAAAAAATAATAAATGATTATGATAGTTTAAAGCAATGTTATTTATCTAGAAAATTATATGGTAATGGATATAATAAAGATTTACCGATAGATACAAATATTGAATTATTTAAATATATTAAAGAATATATTACAACATCTAATAAATATTATAATATAGAAACTGTTGATAAATTTAGAGAATATATATATAAATTACCAGAAATATTAAGTGAGATAAAATATAAAAAAAATCCAATATTATTAAAAACATTACCAAATAGAAAAAAAATAATAAATAAAAATCCTTATACGATAATAAAAGAAGAATTTTTTAAAGATAATAAAAATAAAATAGAATTTAATTCATTTACGAAAAATAAATAAATTGGTATATGATGATTTATTTTTTTTTAATTATTATAAATAAGAATGAATAATAAAAATTGTAAAGAAAATCAAATTATAAATCCTGAAACGAATAGATGTATAAAAAAGGATACAAAAAAAGGGATAGAAATATTATTTAAACAAAAAGATAAAAATATTCTTAAATTATATGAATTAATAAATGGTAAAATATTAAAAAAGTGTGAAAAACCCAAAATAAGAAATCCAGAAACAAATAAATGCGTAAAAGAAAAGAAGGCATTAAAAGAAAAGAAGGCATTAAAAGAAAAGAAGACATTAAAAGAAAAGGCATTAAAATCACTTTCTTTAAATAAAAAAATAGACGCAATTAAGAAAGCAAAAAAGGCATTATCGCCATTTATAAATAGAGTTAGTGTTGATATATATAGAAGAAATAGATATTATATTATGATGAAAAGAGAATTAAAAGATAAAAAAATAGGATGTTTAAAAATATATAAGAAAAATAGTGATGGTTCATATTCATATAGATTAGGGAATAGAATAATATTAAAGAAAAGAATTGGTTCAGATAGTGTTTATGGTATAGTATATTTAAGTGAATTTAGAGAAAAAGAAAAGAAATTATTTACATTTGCTTCAAAGGTATATGAATATAAATTAGCGAAAACATCAGTAGAATTGATATTATTAAATAAATTAACGAAATTAGTTAGAATGGATTTATGTCCGCATTATCCAATATTTTATGGATATAAAAAATGTAATATATTTTCATTAGATGCGGAAGATAGTTTTATAAAATCAAATATGGATGATAAATCACAATCACAACATTATGTAAATTTTCCGAAACTATTACAAAAAAATATAGGGAATGATATAATAACGACATTTAATGAATTAGCAAATGGAGATTTATATAGTTTTTTTAGAACTTATGGGAATAATGCGAAATATTTAATAAATGGTTTAATACAACAAATAATATCAATAATATTTTTTAATTATCATACAAATAGAATTCATAAAGATACTCATGCTGGAAATTTTTTATATCATAAAGTGAAAGCTGGAGGATATTTCCATTATAATATATTTGGTGTAAATTATTATTTAGAGAATTTAGGATTTTTATGGGTAATATGGGATTTTGATTTATCATTTGATATAGATTATGGAATACAAATAATAAATACTCAAAATTTAGATCCGACATTATCAAATGATTTTATGTTATTAATTAGAGGATATATATCATATAAATTAAATAAAGCAGGTTATAATGAAAATAAAGATATGGGTTCAAATGATGAATTACAACAGATAGCATTAAATTTTTATAAATATTTATTAAATTTTTATTATTTTAAAATGAAATTAAGTAAGAAATTCATAATAGATTATATATTAACAATACCAGAATATATAAGTAATATAAAAATAAATGGAAATAACTTTTTATTAAAATCATTACCAAAAGCTGGGAAAGTAATAAATAAAAAACCGTATATAATACATAAAAAAGATTTTTTTCAAAAATCTATCTAAGTAAATTAAAATTCCAAATATTACCTTTATAGATATTAACACCTCTCTTTAATTCTTCATTTCTATTAATTGTTTTTTCAATATCCATATCAGTAATAATATCATAAATATATGGATAAATTACTTTTGATAATTCTTTCGAAGCTTTATGTGGAACGACACTAGGGATATTAGAGACACAATAGATATTAGCATTATTATATTTAATAATAGGGTCAAAAATATTTCTAATAATAGATTGTTCGGTAATACCGCCTTGGTCTATGGCAACATCCATAATAATAGATTTTTCCATCATTAAATCCAACATATCATTAGTAATTAATTTTTTAGCTTTTTCGCCAGAATTATAAATAGAACCAATAACAATAGTGGAAATTTTTAATAAATTAATTAAATTAGTTTCATTCATTTCAAAAATAGAAAAACCATCAATAATAAATTTTTCTAATTTATTATAATCTTTATCAATAAGATTAATATTTTTATATCCTAATTCTTTTGCTTTATAAGCACTTGCTTTACCAACATTACCGACACCAATAATAGTAATAATATCATCACTATAATCTCTATCATATCCTCTAAAATTTTTAATAAAAACATTAGCATTAATAATTGAATGTTCGCCTGCGATAATAGACATAGGTGCTAAAATAGGATATGTACCATCATCTTTTTGAATAGTTTCATAGGCAATACAAATAGAATTTGTATTAATAATATCATTAAGAAGAGTTGGAGTACTGGCAAAATGAAAGAATGTTAAAATAATATGTTTATCATTAATATAAACAATTTCTTCTTTTAATAATTCTTTAACTTTAACGATTATAATAGAATTATCATAAACTTCTTTTGCTGTATTACAGATAATAGCACCGGCATTTAGATAATCTTCGTCATTAAAAATGGCACAGAGACCGGCGTTTTTTTCGATAAAAACTTTAATATTTAAATCAGTTAATTTTTTGACATCTTCTGGAATAAGAGCAACTCTTGATTCATTAATTTTAATTTCCTTGGGGATGCCGATAGTATAATTCATATAAATAATATAATTGAATTAATTTTAAATAAATTTAATAAATATATGATAATTCGATAATATTTAAAGGTGTTGTATCTTCATCAGGACAGATAATATTATCTTTTTTTTTATAAAAATGTACTTTTTTAGCACTTTTTTTTAATAGGAAAATAGAATTCATAGGAATAATAACTTCGAAATCTTTTTCTGCTAATGTTATACCTTCAACAAAAATAATAGGTAATCCTATATTAACATTAATTTTTAATATATGTTTATTTTTACCAGTAGCATAATTTATGGCATTTTCAATAAATAGAGACGTAGAAATAAATTGTGTATTTTTATAAAAATTTTTTTTAAGTTTTGAAGTAATATAATCGGAAGAAATACCTCTATATAAAATTAATTTTTGAGTAGTTTTAGGTGCTTTCTTAAAAATACTATTCATTTCCAATAAATATTTATTAAAAATATAATTATATATATTGATATCAAAATTTAAACATTCATCTTTAATAAAATTAATAAAAGATTTATTATCATGAATATCAATAATATTATCATTATATTTATATTTTTTGAAATAATCTTTTAATTGATAAAAAAAATAACATAAATCATTTTCATGTGATACTAAATTGCCACTATAATTTTTAATAGTATCTATTGAAAATGTGCCTTGAATAAACGCATTAAGATATATATCACCATGAAAAGTATAATATTTAATATTATATAATTCTCTTGTATTTAAAGAAGATAAGAATGAATGTTGTTGTTGTAAAAATATATTAATATAGTCAATATTAAAAATATAATTTAATTTATTAATAAATTTTTTATTATATTCATTCCATTTAATATTATAAATATAACTATTTTTTTTATAAGTTATATTATTATTAAATTCATTAGATAATAATGTATTATTTTCATCAATATCTAAATTATTTTTCATATATTCTATTGTAAAATGTTTATTTTTAGTTTCTAATTTATTTTTAAGTTCAATATATTTATTATAATAATTACATAATAATTTATGTTGTTCGTTTAAATAAATATCATTATCTTCAATTATACTACGTGTAGAAGATAATTTAGATAATAATTTAGTTTTTATCGATTCATTAATAGGTTCAAAAATAATAGACATTATTTTATATATAATAATCCTACAATATTAGATATATAATTATTGTTTTGAATTATTTTATTTAAATTTCCAATATAAATTGGTGAATTATTTAAATCATTATATTCAAACCATTTATTATTAGATTTATAGAGACAAATATAATGTCCTGAATGATGATTACCGTAATGAATAATAATAGATGTTAAATATAAATTGAAAGAATTATCAGGTAATTTGAGAATTTTAGCGGGGATAATTTTAGTATCTAATTTAAAAGTTTCAATATTTCTATAAATATTTAAAAAAAGTTTATCAGATTTTAATAGAGTTGTTTTAAATATTTTTTTATTATTTTTAATATTAAATGAAGGTAATATTTTATTAATATATAATTTTTTTTTATTAATAATTAAATCAGTGGGAATATTAAAGATAAAATTAGAATAATTTATATTATTTCCTTCTTTAAATTTTAGATCATCTGGAATATTATATATATTTTGAAATAAATTTAAAAAATCGAAGATATCTAATTGTGAATTAGTCCAATTTTCATTTTTATCAATAATTTGTTTATTAGGATTAAATTTAATTAATTTATTATAAAAATTATTAATTGTTTTTCGTAATATAGAACACGTATTATGTTTTTTTCTTTTATAAATTATTTCAAATAAATTTATTAATTCATTATTAATTTTTTTAGTTAATAAATTTAATTTATCATTTTTATAAATAATTAATGGATAATTTAAAATATCAATATTTTTATTATGAAATAAAGCTATTAAAATACTATCAATATAACAACTATTATTTTCCCAAAATAGATGAATTTTTTCATTATCAATTAATAATTTTTTTCCAATAATTCCATTTTTATTAACACATCTATTAGTTATAGGATTTAAAATTTGTTTATCATTACATATTTTTTCCATTTAATATTAATTTAATATTATTTTTTCATTTATTATATATAAATATAATGTCTTTTTTTGATGTTGAAATAGATAATACAATAGATTTATCAGAATTTTTACATAAATCAACATTTAAAATAAATCAAACTGAAATAAATAAATTAGATTTATCAGCATTATTACCATCATTAAATAATAATGAATTATTAGGAAGTACAGCAAATGCTATTGCTACATTGATAGAATATGATTTAAATGAGAGAGTATCAAGAATGTTTATATATTATATAGAGAGACTTAATACAAATACATATAATTTATATAATTCAATAAAGAATGTGATAGAATATGGATATTGTTTAAATGATGATTATAAATATAATCAAGAATTGATAAATGAAGAACCTTCGAAGGAAATATATAAAAGAGCGGAAGAAAATAAATATAAATTTGATATAATAAAAATAAAAAAAGATTTGAATAGTTTAATATTGGCATTAATAAATAACGAACCTTTTATAGTAAGTATTGATATATATGAAAATTTTAATATATTATCGACAATAATTAAATTTCCCTCAATAAATGAAAAAAAGGTTGGGGCGATAACAGTAGTTGTATGTGGATTTGATAATGAAAAACAGGTATTTAATATTAGATTTTTAAATAAAAATTATGAATTACCATATATATATTTATTAAAAGATGGATATTCATCATGTTGTTTTATATTTATTTATAGAAATATAAATTTAAAAATAAATATACCAGTTAAAGAAGAGACTATTAAAACAGATAATAGAGAATTAAAAAGAGTTGATTTAAGACCTAAATTTCCCCCAGTATATGACCAAGGAAAAATAGGTAGTTGTTCTGCTTTTGCTTTATGTTCTATATTTGATTATGATACTATAAATTTTAAAGGTTCTCAATTATTTTTATATTATAATGAAAGAACAATTATAAATGAGATAAATGAAGATAATGGAGCATATTTAGCAGATGGGATAAATTCATTAAAGACAAATGGAATATGTGATGAAAAATATTGGGAATATAAAATAGAGAATTTATATATTAAACCGCCAATAGATGCTTATGAGAAGGCAAAAGAAAATTATTTAATAGAAGCATATAATATAAATAATGATATAGAGACAATAAAGAAATGGATAGATAAAAATGAACCGATAGCAATAGCGATATCAATATTTACAAATTTTATGACAAAAAATTCAAAAATGACAGGGAGAATAGGGATGCCGGCAAATAATGATAAATTTATAGGAGGTCATGCTGTAATAATATGTGGATATGATGATAATAGTGGTGAAATAATATTAAGAAATTCGTGGGGTACATATTGGGGAGATAATGGATATTTTTATTTACCATATGAATATTTAGTATATTGCGGGGATTTATGGGTAATAACAAAATCGAAATTTATAAATAATTAAAAGAAGAAATTGAGGAATTCTTTAACAACTAAGAATAAGATTATATTATTAATAATAAATTTTAATTCTTTAATTGATTCAACAATTAAACCCATCATATTACCATAAGAAATACTATAATAATCGTCATTATTTTTGTTGATAACTTCTGGAATAATTTTTAAAACTTCTTGTGCGATAAGACCACTTTCAATTTTACCGGTGTCAATTCTTTCATAAATATAACCATTAATTTTTTGAATTTTTTGAAGGGCATTATCAATAATTTTTAAATTTTTTTTGACACGACTATCGGAAATATTTGTAATAGTACCTTTTAAATAAATATTATTATTGACATTAATATTAGAAGAGAAGAATGTATCACCTTCAACATTTAATAAAAATCCTTCTCTTGTTAAATTAGAACCAATAGCGACACCTATTTTATCATTAGGGAATTCGGAAGAAATACAAGTAATAAAAGATTTATTATTAATACTTGATAAATTAACATTACCATAAACATTTAACATAGCATTATTATTTAAAATATTATCTTTAAAGTAATTTTCCCAATTATTAATATTGAGATTATTTTGAACTAAATATCTATATGGAAAACCTAAACTTATTTTATTGGTATTATTGGTGGTAATATTATAATTTTTCAGATCAAAAATAATATTATTAGAATTACCGAAACACAATTGATTATTATTATCATCGAAATTAATATGACGAAAAATAGTTGTATTATTATTAAATTCTTTTAGAATAAAGTTATTAGATGATAAGAAATTTTTATTAATATTGGAGATGAGATTAAATGAATAATTGCCGAGATTATTTTTGAAAGATAATTGAGGGAAATTATTATTTGAAAAACCTTGAAGGAGAATAGATGGATTTAAATTAGAATTAAAACTTTGGATACATAAACCATTATTATAAATAGAATTAATATTAATATTCATCATATAAGATTGATTAATATTATTGATATTAGAACCAAGAATAAATTTTAAATTGGGATTAAAAGAATTAGAAGTGATAGATAAATTACAACCATATAATTGTTTAATTGTAATATTTGAAGAATTTAAATTATTAATATCCATTTTTTCGATAGTTGAATCGGCGACATTAATAGTAGCGATTGAAGCAGTTAAAGTATTAATATGATTAGTATTAATAACATTAAAAAATGCTTTATTAATATTAGAGATATTACAACCAGAGAACCCTATATTTTTTTTTTCGGGAATACTTGAAATATTTAAAAATTCTACATTATTTAATCTAGCTTTTTTATCAACATATAAATAATAATTATCATTAGGAGGTTCAGAACCTAATGCTAATTTACCATTAGCATCTAATAAACAGGAAAATTGATTATTAGAGGTTGCTTTTAAAATACCGGAAGGATTTTGATAAATATAAGTTAAATAATCGACGAAATTATTTAATTGATAGATATTTTTTTCAATATATAGGCGATGTGTTAAATATATAGTGAAATCTGTAAAACTGCCAGTATTAAGAGAATAAATTTCTTGTGTAATTTCTTTTAAAATTAAATCATTTTCATTATAAGGTTTTTGGGTATCATTTTTAATAATATAATTAATATAATTTAAATAATAGAAATTAGTATTAACATTATCTATTTTAATAGAAGGGTTAATTTTAACATTATTAACATTAATTTCATTTAGGTCTAAATTTAAAAAAGTAGGTAATGTAATTGAATATTTAATTTCATAATCAACATTATTATAAGTGAAATTAAAGGGGAGATAATTAAAGGTATTATTAGGAACAATATTAGATATTCGTTTATCAAAAATATAATCATTTTGAATAAAATTATTAACATTGACGATAACTTTGGCATTAGTGAAAGGTTCAATAATTAATGGGATAAATGTTTGATTACTTGTAAATTGAAAAATGAAATTATTATATTCGAAAGGAATTCTATTAATAACTACATCTTCATCATTTAAGATATCATTAGAACCTTTATCTGCGATAAATTTTAGATCGATAATATTAGAAGTTCTAAAATTATTAGAAATATTATAATTAATATTATAATTAATGGCGGGATAATTAATACTATTTCTACTATCATCATTAATATTTATAGAAATTTCATTATTAACAATAGTTGTACCGATGCCGATTTTACCTTTACTAGTAATAACAAATTTATCAATATTTGAAGTAGAATGACCGGTATATTTTAAAATATATGGAGTATTGGAATTAATAATATTGATATCGATAGGATTGAGAGCATTAGAGAAACCGATACCTAAAAACCCGTCTTTATTAATACTAAAAGCGAGATTACTAACATTACTTTCATTTTTTACATAAATTTCGGCGATATTACAATTAATATTGAAGCGATTGATGGTGAAAGAAGGGAAAGGATATATTTCGTCATTATCAATAGATAAATATTTTTTAAATTTAACACCGCCAATATCTAAATTAGAGATGGAGGCATAATCGATAAGAATAGGGTAATCTTTTTTTGGAGTTTTAATACTAGAAGTATATAATGATTTATTACTATTTATGAAAAAATTATCATAAGCGTCGATACCATTGGAAGAGAAGGTAATTTTATTAGAATTATTAAAATTGATTTGAATATTGCTATTGGTAGTTTTTAGAATAGGATAATTATTAGAATTATAGATAGAGAAATGATTAGTGGGGTCATTAGTTAATTTAATAATAGAATTTGATTGAATATAAGTATAATTATTAGAAGTATAAAAAATATTTTTGATAGAGACATCATTATTAAAAGAAGATTTATTAAGAGATAAATTTAAAATATTATAATTAGAGGTATTAATAGCTAAATAATTATTAGAATAACCAAATTCAAATTTATTTTTAAAATTGATAATAGAATTTGAATTAGTACCTTCATCAATATTTATAAAAATAACATTTGAATTATTGTAAGTATTAATTTTAAATCTATTATCATTAATAGTTTCATTCAATAAATTACCTATTGAAATAGACATCTATTAATAAATATATTTAATTCTTTTCTTAAATAAAAACTATATAAAGATTATTTATTTTATATAAATAACGAAGAAATGTA